AAATGACAAAACTAAGGTGGATTTCTTTGTAAGATTATATACCATAGAATACCAAACTAATATAAGGATATTGCCAGGATGATAACTAAGAAAGCTATAAGTAAGAGATTGATGGGTTTTAAGCAGTTTTGGGATGATTATGAGCCAATACCTATTGCTAGCGAGATTATGCTACATCATAAGGATATACCTTTTTGTGGTACTGCTGACTTTGTAGGTTATATTGGAGATAAGAAAACCAACAAGCTAGAGATTAATTTAGTTGATTATAAAACTGGACTACCTTATAAAACTCATCAAGTTCAGTTATCTGCTTATGCGATGATCTGGAATAAGTTATTTCCGAAGTATAAGATTGAAAAGATAGCCACACTACATTTAAAAGATTCCTGGATAAAGAAACCTACATACACGCTAAAGTATTATAATATTGACTATAATTTGGTAAAGAATGTGTATGATGTATGGCAATGGAAGAACCAAGATGCAAAAGGTAATAATCCAACACCTAATTTTGCAAGGCAGTTTCCAAGTAAGTTTAGTTTAAAAAAGGAGAAGTAAAATGAAAGTAAAATACTGGTCACCAAATAAAAGACTATGCCTTGAGGCAGAGGGAGATGTTAAGGAAATATTTAAGCAGCTCGCTATGTTCGAAGAGGTTTTCTGTAAAGAAATTAACCCAGTAACCAAAGGCACTAATTTAGCTTTTAGTGTAAGAGAGCATGATGGTAATGATTTCTTTGAATTGAGAGACAAAGACAATAAAGGTTGGAAGTTGCCATTTGGACAAACAAAAGTTGGTAATAAGTTATTTCCAAAGAGTTGGGAAAAATATGATCCAGAAGCACCAGCAGTTAAGTCTAACGCTACTCCAGAAAAGAAAGAAAGTGCTGACATTCCGTTTTAATGAAAATTAAAATAGCTATAGAGAAAGATGGAAAGCAGTATTATGCTGACGGAGATAAAGTATTCTCGTGGCTTATGGAACGATATTCTAAATACCAGGGAAGAACTGAAACAACTAAAGCAGTTCTACCTTATGATGAGAGAGTCAATAACTTCTTTATACAGATAGTTGAAGAGGGTGCTTGGCTTGATGATATGCGTAAGGCATTCCCTGGTGTGGATATCAATAACGAATTAGACAAAGCTAAGGCTTGGTTGTTATCTAATAAAGCGCATAAGAAAGATTTAAAGAAGTTCTGTTATAATTGGATAAGTAAGGCAACGCCATCGTTTACGCCACAGACCAGGACTAATGCCGATGTAAGGAGAGATAGGAAAAGGTATAGTCAGATGGATAGTTATACTAAAACCTACGGAAACGAGAAAGCTGCCGATGTTACAGAGATTGGAGATTTGTTAAAATCTTTTAAACTAGGAGACAATGATGACTGATTTCGATGTCATAATGAGGGAGAAGCTTGAGCTTTATAAGCAGTCTATTAGAGTTGCCAAAGAGGGACTTAGGTTACTTGCTGATAAAGATCCTATAGCAAAGGCTACTCTTGAAGAGATGTTTAAAATCTCTAAAAAAATAGACAAAAAATAATTATATTATAGAGGCTACCCAAGGGGTTTTTCCTAATTCCTTTACTGCCCCAATCCATCTGCCATGGTGGGTAGCCAATCCCTTATGTCTATTGCCGAGAAATTAAACAAACAAACATTTCATTGTGATATGTGTACTAAATACTATGTTAGTGGAGAAAGATATATTTACAAGACCTGGGAATTAAAAGAGAAACCTTCAATAGATTTGATTGTATGTCGTAAGTGTGCAATTAGAGAATGTGGCACTAAACATAAAAAACTATTTGATGAAAGGTTTTAGTGAGCTTTAAAGATAACTTTAAGAAAAGGAATAAAAGGTTATTAGCAGAGGAAAAGTGCGTAGAATACTTTAAAGAAAATAATATTACATACACTAGATATGGTTTTGATTGCTTGTTTGATATAAAGCCACAAGATTTTTTAAAAATACCAGAGAAACTTAGAAATACGCCTGACTATATGGTTATTTCTAGTGCTGCATATTTAGTTGAAGCAAAAGGTTGTCATGACATTCTAAGGTTAAAATTAGACGACATGAAGTCTTATAATTTCTGGGAAACATTAATTCATGTATATGTTTTTATTTACTCTTCCATGGAAAGAAAACATAAAATTATTAGTTATGAAAAGTTATGCGAAATTGCTTATACTTGCGAAATCAGTTATTATGAAGATAATGGTAAGGCGTACTACAAAATACCCTGGGAATTAATTAGGTAAATGTGATGTTTACCTCGTCGAAAAGAGAATGGGGGTCTTCGGACTCCCAGACTCTAATAAAGGAGAAAATATGGGCGTAATACAAGAAATAGAAGAGCAGTATCCAGAATGCACTGATGAGATGCAAAGCAACTTTGATAAGGCATATAAATTATTCTGCAAGAAGCAGCACGATTATGGTGACTCAAATATCAGGCTTGGATTGGATATATATAATTCACCAGAAAATAACAGACTTGCACAGCTTGGGGTTGTTATAAGAATGAATGATAAGATAAATAGACTTGTCAATCTGTATAAAAAAGATATGGTAGAAAGTTCTGCTGTAAATGAGTCTGTAGACGACACATTATTAGACTTAATAAACTACGCTAACATACTTATCACATTAAGAGTTGGAAAATGGGGAAAATGAAAATTAATCATTTAGACTTATTTAGTGGTGCAGGTGGGTTTTCACTTGCGCTGCATAAAGTTATTGGAGAAGAAAACATTGGATGGGTTGGATATTCCGATATAGATAAATATGCCAATGAAACATTTAAAAGGAGATTTCCAAATGCAGAAAGACTCGGATCAATTACAGATATTAAAACAGAAGGATTGCCAAGAATCGACCTCGTCACTTTCGGATTCCCTTGCCAAGATTTGTCAATCGCTGGAAGGAGAAAAGGATTCAAAGGAGAGCGAAGCAGTTTATTCTACGAAGCAACTCGCATCATTAGGTCTACAAGACCCAAATATTTTATCTTTGAAAATGTCAAAGGGACTTTCTCAAGTAACCAAGGAAAAGACTTTACGCTCATATTGCAAGAGATTGCCGACATTGGGTATGATGGTCAATGGCAACTACTTAATACACGGTGGTTTCTCCCCCAAAATAGAGAGCGAGTATACTTTGTTGGACATATTAGAGGAAGAAGTAGACCAAAAGTATTTCCTATCGGAGAAAATGAAGGAAAGATTGACAAAGGTAGGAGAAAATTTGCAAGAATAAGTGCAGCCCCCAGTAGAGAATTTGGTTGGAAAGAAATATCGCCAACTTTATGTGCAAGAGATCATAAAGACCCAAAGCTTGTTAAGATAGGCGTAATAGGTAAGGATAGCGAGGCGACTAGAGTGTATGACTCAAATGGAATTTCAAGAACTATTAAAAATGGTGGGGGTATGGGAGCTAAAACTGGATTGTATAAAATTAGAGAAGCAACAAAAAAAGGCTATGCAGAAGCCGATATTGGCGATAGTATAAACTTTTCTGTTCCAGACTCAAAGACTAGGCGTGGTAGAGTAGGTAAAGGCGTAGCACAAACTTTAGATACTGCATCTAACCAAGCGACTATACAAGATACTAGCATTAGAAGATTAACACCAACTGAGTGTGAAAGGCTGCAAGGATTTCCAGATGGTTGGACTGACCATTTATCTGACACTCAAAGATATAAGCAGATGGGTAATGCAATAACAGTAGATGTAGCAGAAGCAATATATAGAAAACTATACAAGGAGAATAATGAGCCATCCAAGTAAAATCAAAGGTAATAAGTTTGAGCGAGACTGCTGTAAGAAAGCAGAAGAGTATGAAATCCCATCTAAAAGAGCCTGGGGCAGTGACGGAAGGTCTATGGGTCTACACGCAGAAGTTGACATCGTTATAGGTGATAAAGAGTATAATGACGAAACACACATACAATGCAAGATTAGGAAGCGATTACCAGAGTATATATTCCCAAAAGATGATGCTATAGATTGCCAGCTAATTAGGCAAGACAGAGGCGAATCCTACATAGTTATTAGGTATGATGATTATCTTGCTGAAATGAGGCGCTATCGTGTCTTAAAACAAGAATTAGAGCTATATGAAGGCTCTAGTAAGTCTCGACAAAAGTAAAGCTAACTTCGTAGGTCTTATGTGCTACTTGTTTTATAGTGGTGCTGTTCTTATCTAGCAAACATAAAGAAAACTGATCTTCATCTTCATTTGGTTGAAATATAAATTTTAAATTGCCATTCATAGTTAGTGTTAAAAAGTGAGATACTATATTTAATTTATCAGGCATTACGTTTAAAGATATTGCATTGTCTGGTAAGTATCCATCAAGCAAAAAAGACTCATTGGTGTCAATAGGCATGGTATCAGTGTGATCTAGATACGAGAATTTGACTTTCCAAGACCTTCTGCCATTATAGCCAGTAAATTTATAATTTGTCTCATTATCATTAGAAGCTGTCCACGGTCTTCTGCCTACCCAATCTGGAGTTTGATAGTGATTAATGTCAGTAATATCGCTGCCACCTATAGTTCTTTTCCTTTTTATGCCATCGTGCGTAAGCTTAAAATCAACACTTAGATCTGGAGCATTTGGGAAAGTAAATATTCTTCCTATAGAGTAGCATCCAATATTGCAAGGGTCTTCGTTAATAACTTTATATCTATCATTATTAGATACTGATTTTTTGATATTAAAAATATGGTATCCAGAGTAATCTGCTAAAGCAAGCCTAGGGGCGTAAACATTTAAATTAATTGCATCATTACTTCCACCAAAACTTAATGAAAAATTACTAGGCTGGCTATCGTGACCTAGTATTGCAAAATAATTAGCAGTATTTAAAAAATCTGACACACTGTTATCTTGCGATATGCCAAATAATACTTGACATTCATTGTCTTCAGATAAATTTACTGTTCTTGAAGGATTCATATCCCAAGCGTTTCTATTGTTTGTATTGTCATTACCAAAAAAATTAGCGACTGCACCAACAGCTCTTAAATACTGTACATAGTCTATAAACACTTTTGGTTTTCCTATTGATGTTCCTCTATTTAACGACATCGTCACCTCTTTTACTTATTAAATTATTTAAAATTGCGCCCTCTTTTGCATATCTTCTTGTTATTCTTCTGCCTTTGTCTACAGGGGAGACGTATGCTTTTTTGCCTCCAAACTCATAAAACAACATACTATTTAAAGCTGGATAATTTTTAGTTGTTTTGTTCATGTCTTCGTATTTAAATGTAGCTGTGTCTATTTGGCTGTGTATATGTTCTACCTCGTCAAAATGATGACTAATTGCTCCAGGTATCATTTTACCGTCTTGTATTGCATATATTCTTTTTATCTTAAAGTTTCCATAATATCTAAATAAAAGCTTTGCCCTGATTTCTTTTTTAGGATTAATAATCATTATTTTATTATGACTCATAAACACAACAGAATTAGCCAAGCAATCTGCAACAATATTACCAGTATACCTAATTTCTATGATTTTAGCATCATATTTATTTTTAATGTAAATTTCGTCATGATACTGATTTATATGTAATAAATTTTTATTCAACTTTACAGACCTCCATGTTCAGAAATAAACTGTACTCCAAGTTGTTGTAAATAAAACTGAATTTCTGATGCCAACTCATCTTGTACATATATTTTAAGGTAGATTATATACCAATTACTAGGTGGAGGAAAAACTAAATTATAATTGTTAAGCAAAGCTTCTGCTATTTGTGGGTTTCTTATATCAATTAATGCATCACCATTTGGCTGTATACCAAAAGAAAAACTATCTGTGAGTTGGTTTCCAAAACCATCATAAAATTGACAATCAAGGCTTGATGCTTGTGTTTGAGTCTGAACATCAATTAGTCCCCCAACTGTACTTGCAAAAATAAGACCTGAATTTATATTAAAATCATTTATTACCCCTTCAACAACTCCATAGTTATTGACAAAATTTACTTGACCAATAAAAACATTAGCAATCGATGAATTTAACTGCATATTAGTAATGGTTGGGACTTGTGGGGCTTGCGATATTTCTTGCGTAAAGAAAAGAACTTCAGCGCTTTCTTCAGATTCTAGCCCTTGATCATCAATTACATTTAATGATATTGTTACCCCATTAAAAGCAAATCCATCAATTATGTTTGTTTTGTAGATAAATTTATTATCATCATTAGGGTCTATTGTTACAGTGTTGTTTTCATTAAAGGAGGCTGCTTGTTGCAACACTAAAGTTTTTCTGTTAACAGTCTCTTCATCTATATCTCTTATTGATATAAATCCAGAGCTTCCTAATTTTATACTCCATATATATCCAGTTATTTCGCCATCAATGTCATTGCCTTGACCATTAAAAGTAGTTGTTAATGAGCCATTAAAAAAATCACCGTTAGTATAATTATTAGCGTTATTAATATCTAAAACTAATTCACCATCTTCGTTAGTTTCTAAATTGTATCCAATCCCTTCGCCAATGCTAGCAAATGGAGGGTTGTCAGGAACGTAATCAGGTAGCTCATATAATTGAAACCAATCATTTATGTCTAAGGCTCCATCTCCGTTAATATCAGCATTTACAAACTGTTGTTCTGATAGGTTTAATGTGCTAGGATTCAATAAATGCTCAAACAAAATATTAGCATCATCAACATCCACAATTCCATCTTCGTTAATATCACCTAGTAATGTAGGTTTAAGCTGCTCCATATTTATAGTGTGTAACTGATAAGCCTCTATAGCAACACTTGTAGAGCCTTTTGATATGCTTGTTATCATAAAATATGGAAGTATTTTTTGTTTAGGAATCTCATGCTCTGCAATTAAAGTTCTTCCATATGGCTTTACACTATTGGGGTCTTTATTAAATCTAACAACATCTCCTACCTCTAGCTCTAATCCATCTTTTATGTCTAAAGTAAGTTTTACAATTAAATGTTGATGTAAATTCATCTGGAAAAGAAAGTTTCTTAAATATTCAGCAGAAGCCTTGTCTTGAATGTATGGCGCTTCAAACTCTAATTCATAATTATCAAAATCATCTTCAGGTATACCATAAAAACTCATATACTCTAATTGATCTGCATAGAACATAGTTTTTTTAGGAGTTGTTTTTGTAAGTTCTTCTGTTCCATAATTATATCCATACTTAACTGTACATCCAGCCCCACAAATGTCTTTTAAGCTAGTTTTAGTGTAGCTAAACTTTAAAATATTGTCTGAGTCTATAGTTTTATCAAATTCTGAGTAATCGTCTTGTATTGTATGTACGATAGCCTTGCCATCTCTTGGTCTGTAATTAAAGTATGACCTTGAATGTTTAAATATGTTTTCAAGTATTTCTCTAGAATTTAGTCTTTCATTCACAGAGAACGCTTGTTTTATTGAATCGTTAAGCTCTTGACCTATTTTTAATTTATTAGCATCAAATGTAACCGATTCATTCATTTCTGTTTTTATTAAGTTTTTAGATATTTCTACTGGGTTTTCTAGCATATTGCCATAATGATCTAATTGCTTATGATACGCAGAGTTCCAAATAGCAGCAGATAAACCCTCAACATTC